TTATAGCGTATAAGTTATTACGTTCTAAAGAGGAACTACCTATAATTCCTGAGATACGTTCTAAAGATCAGCAATTAGATAATCGTAAGTATATTTAAAGAGTAAATAAAATCCACTTCGGTGGATTTTTCTGTATATAGTTGTTGACCTATCAACTAAAATGAAGTATAATAGGGTCTAAGTTATTGTAATGGGAAGCTAATTTGAAATTTTATACTAGTGTTAATCGATATGGTAATTCTATATTATATCGTGGATATGATGGAGCTCGTCGTATTTCTAAGAAGGTTAAGTTTGAACCTAATCTATTCCTACCAGATCCAGATGGAAAATACACTCTATACGAGTCTACTAAAACCCCTCTCAAGCTAAGTTCACGTAAGTTCGATTCTATGTCGGCTGCTAAAGATTTCACTGATACCCATGATGGTGTTAGAGGATTTGAAATCTATGGCATGACTAATTATGTGTCTCAATATATCTCATCTGAATTTCCTACAGACATAAAGTTCGATATCAATAAGATTAATATAACGTCTATTGATATCGAAGTACATGCTACTGATGGATTCCCGAAAGCTACTGAAGCTGCATTTCCAATCAATGCTATTACAATAAAGCATTCTATTAATGAAACATTCTATACATGGGGATTAGAGGATTTCGATACATCTAAGTCAGAATATGATGTATGTTACTTCAAGTGTGCTAATGAGGAGCAATTATTAAAGAGCTTCTTGTTACATTGGGAATCTCCTATAAATGTACCAGATATTGTTACTGGATGGAATAATAAATTGTTTGATATGCCTTATATTATTAATCGTATTAATAATGTATTAGGTTCGAGTCATTCAGCTAGACTATCTCCATGGAAGAAAGTTACACCTAAGACTGTAACTATTATGGGTCAAGAGAATCATTATTATGATATCTTTGGTGTAGCTATTATAGATTATATGGACGTGTTTAAAAAGTTTGCATTACAATTTGGTAAGCAAGAATCTTATAAGTTAGATCATATTGCTAATGTAGTATTAGGTGAGCGTAAGTTAGATATATCTGAACATGGAAGTCTTGTTGAATTAGCTAATAAAGATCATCAGAAGTTCATAGAATATAATATTAAAGATACATATTTGATTCCTAGAATGGATGATAAGTTAGGACTAATGTCTATTGTTTTAATGGTAGCTTATACTGCTGGTGTTAACTTTATAGAGACGTTCGGAACAGTTGGTATTTGGGATTCTATTATATATCGTAGATTGTTAGATCTGAAGATGGTTGTTCCACCTAAGAAGCGTAATATCAAAACTTCGTATCCTGGTGGTTATGTTAAAGATCCTCAAGTAGGAATGCATTCATGGATCGCTTCATTTGACGTTAACTCTCTTTATCCGAATATAATTGTTCAGTATAATATGTCTCACGAAACTATTAGATCTGATATATCTGAACCATCATTCTCAGTAGATTCATTGTTACATAAAAGAGTAGCTGCTGAATATGATCTTCCGTGTGTAGCAAATGGTACGTACTTTGGTAATGATAAGATTGGATTGATTCCTCAGATAATTACAGACATATACATTGAGCGTCGAGATGCTAAGCGAGTAATGATTCAGGGTCAAAAAGATATTCAAGGTGTGACAGATAAAGCTGAACTAATAAGGTTAGAAAAGATTATTAGTGTTAATAAATCTAAGCAGATGGCTCAGAAGATCTTATTGAATTCTTTATATGGTGCAATGGCTAACATCCACTTTAGATACTTTGATATTCGTATTGCTGAAGGTATTACTTTGATGGGTCAGCTCACTATTAAATGGGCTGAGAGAGCTGCTAATGAATTTATGAATATGGTAATGGAGAATGAAGTTCCTAAAGATTATGTTGTAGCTATTGATACAGACTCTGTGTATATTTCTATGACTGAAGTTATTGATAAATATAAGCCTAAAAATCCTATTGACTTTTTGGATGATGTATGTGGTTCTAAGTTTAAAGATAAGATAACAAAAGCTCATGGGGAAATGTTTGATATTACTAATGGCTTTGCACATAGATTAGAAATGGATAGAGAAGTAATTGCTGATCGTGGTATCTGGGCAGCTAAGAAACGTTATATACTAAATGTATTAGATGATGAGGGTGTAAGATTAGCTGAACCTAAGTTAAAGATTATGGGTATTGAAGCTGTTAAGTCGTCTACTCCAGCAAGAGTTAGAGATGCATTAAAGGAATCGTTTAAGATTATTATGAAATCTGACGAAGCAGATATACAGCAGTTTATTAGAGACTTTAGAGATGAGTTTAATAAGTTACCTGCTGAGGATGTGTCGTTTCCTAGAGGATGTAATAATATAGATGATTATGTTCATCCTATTACTACATATCGAAAGGGTACTCCGATTCATGTTAGAGGAGCTTTGGTATTCAATAAGATATTGAAAGAGAAAAAGCTTAATAAGCAATATGAAGAGATTAAGTCTGGCGATCGTATTAAGTTTGCTTATCTAAAGATGCCTAATTCTGTTAAAGAGAATGTTGTATCTTTTCCAAACTTTCTTCCGAAAGAGCTTGACCTTTCGAGGTATATAGACTATAATATGCAATTCGATAAAACGTTTATCAAGCCAATATCAGCTATCTTGGATGTTATTGGATGGGAGGCAGAACCTTCAGCATCGCTGGAAGCATTCTTTGAGTAATATATGATAGAACTTACAATATTTAAATACACTAGAGATAATAAGACTAATAATAAGCTGGCTGTTCCTGATTGGGAATCGTTTGTTACAGTCCTGAAAGGCTTATCTAAGAAAGTTGGATATAAGCCAAAGCAAGGTGAATTTAAACCTGGTTCGTCTCTTATATCGCCTGCTGTATATGCTGAAGGTACTACTCGCTCAAATGTTAATGTAGAATATTGGGGTGAGTGGGCTGCTTTGGATGTTGATGATTATGAAGGTACATTCGAAGAAGCGTTAGAAAAATACAAGGATTATGAGTACGTTTGTTATTCAACCGCATCTTCTACTGTAGATCATCCTAAGTTCCGTGTTGTATTTCCTCTAAGTAGTGTAGTTCAAAAGAAGCTGATTAAGAACTTCTGGTATGCAATCAACAAGAACTTTGGTGAGGACGGAGATCCACAGACTAAAGATATGTCTCGCATGTATTATGTGCCTGCTGTATATCCTGATGCATATAATTTCTTTATAGAGAATCACGGTAAGATTGTAGATCCTGATGAGATGATGGATCAATGGCCCTGGGTAGATAGAGGAGAGACATTCTTTGATCGTCTTCCAGAAGCTATGCAGAAGCAATTAATACAGCGTCAGAAAGATCAAATGACCAATAATACAATCTCGTGGAATAGTTATAGAGATTGTATCTTTATCAACAAGAAGTTGTTAATGCAGTATTCTACTATATCCAATGGTGGCTGGTATGCTGGTATGTATAAGATAATGGTGTCTACTGCGTCATCAGCTCTGTTTCATAAGTATCCAATATCAGCATCACAGATCGCAACATTATGTAGAGAAATTGATAGAGATAATGGTTCATGGTACGGATCGAGGCCTTTCGAGGTAGAAGCTGATCGTGCTATTGAATATGCCTACAAAAACGCAGGCAAATAATAGTTGACTATTAAAGCTATTTGTAGTATAATATAGCTAAGATAAATTAAATGACGAGGGATTTATATGTCCATAATGGATAAGTTAATGAAGAATTCAAAGATTAAAGCTGCAGACATCCTGTCTGAAAGTAAAATCTTTAAAAATACAGACATCACTCCAACACCTGTTCCGATGATTAATGCTGCATTATCTGGAGATCTTGATGGTGGACTTACGGCAGGATTGACTGTATTAGCAGGACCATCTAAACACTTTAAGACATCATTTGCATTATTAATGGCTGCAGCATATTTGGAAGAGCATAAAGATGCTATCTTGTTGTTCTATGATTCAGAGTTTGGATCACCAGCAGCATACTTCGAATCGTATGGTATTGATACTTCAAGGGTATTACATACACCAATAGCTAATGTGGAAGAGTTGAAGTTTGACATAGTAGCTCAGTTAGAAGAAATTGAAAGAAAAGATAAAATAATTATTGTTATAGATTCTATCGGTAATCTAGCTTCTAAGAAAGAATTAGAAGATGCTAAATCAGAAAAGTCTGTAG